GTCCGAAAGACTTTCGTGACACATGGGCACGCTTGAATAAGCTCGAAGTAAAAATATCTCAGTACCAATCTGGTTTCCGATTCAATTTTGACCAACATGTTTCTGGTGATTATAAAGCTGCTACTGATAAACTAAATATAAACTTTACGACTCAAATCTTTGAGAAGTTCCTGGTTTGTATGGCTGTTCCTGAAGAGGATCGTCCTGTTTATCGTCAAGTTTTATACGCACAACGGCTACGATATCCGAAAAGGTATTCGCGGGACTTGAAAAAGGACCCGAAACTTTCTCTTCTTGACGTTACTCCTGAGTCTGAGTTCTTTTCTGTTGATCAAATGAATGGTCAACTGATGGGCTCAATTCTTAGTTTTCCTGTACTTTGTTTAGCAAATCTTATTTGTTACAAACGTGCCTTGGAAGAGTATATCAATTTAGATCGACAACCTAATCAACGTCGTTTAATGGTTAGTGCTTTTGAATTACCTGTATTAGTTAATGGTGATGACATTTACTTCCAAACCAATGATCGTTTTTACGCGATCTGGTTAAAGTACATCAATATTGCTGGTTTCGTCCTCTCTGTAGGAAAAAACTATGTCCACCGTAATACTTTTACTATTAATTCTCAGTGTTTTCGCTATAATAGTGAGTGTGATAAATTAACTGAATGTACCTATCTGAATGTTGGCCTACTCATTGGTCAATCTAAAGGTGGTGACAGCGGTGAAATTCTCCCAATTTGGGATTTGTACAACAAACTACTGAAAGGTTCCCATAATAAAACGGATACCCATCGTAGATTTTTGCACTATCACTCTGATAATTTAAAATCTGTTTCTCATAAAGGATTTTTTAGTTTATTTCTTCCTAAAGTTTTAGGAGGGTTAGGTTTTGTGAGACCTTCTCGTGATGTTAAGTCACAGGTTACTCACCACCAAGCCTCACTTGCGCTATATTTGCATAATCGGATAGTATCACTGACTGAACCCACTGTTGGTTCTTTAGATGTCGGTAATATTACACTGGTTGACACAAACAAGCCTAAGTTCCTACTCCCTTATGAGGGAGAACCAATATATCAGTCATATAGGATAGGTGATCCTTTACTTAATAAAGATGGAGAAGAAGTACTAGTTAGTTTCGGTAACCCGATTCCAATTGGTTTTCATGACCCTCTTGACAAAAGTGAAGTTTCTACCCCTGACCCTTTTATGATTCATACACTCGAGAATCTAAGCACACCTAAGCTTAAGTACCGATCCATTTCTAGTTCGGTATGGAAAGCGATGAAATCACAGAAGCCCTACTATGGGACTCATGATTTTATTGGGTTACAAGCGGCCATGGATGGTCGCTACCCTTGGCGTATTGCTCAGAAGATTGAGTCTGATTTGGTTTCTTTTGAAGAAAATTTGAATCATTTAGTAGTGCGTGAAGTCGCTTCTGACTTCGTTGGATCAATCATTTCCGGTTTAATGCCACCGGTAAACACACAGGAGGACCCACAGGACCTCCTTTTGAGTTTATAAATGATTCCTGCCGCACTTGCCCTTCAGCTTGCTAAAACCGCTTCACAAGCGATTTCAAGTCAAAACAACAAAAACAAAAAGAACAAGAAAGAAAAGAAAATTGCCAATAGTTCAGCACCTCCTAAGAATAAGCCTAAGGTTCCTTATGGAATTAAATCGAATGGTTCTCCATTCGCCCTTGCTTTATCAGATCCTTTTGCACCCTCAGCTCTGGGTTGCAAAGTTCCTGATCCTTTTCCCTTTCCTACTCAAAGCTACCATTTACACCAAACAACTGTTTTGGGTACTGGTGCTAGTAATGGAACGGGTGGAGTAATGTTTCTCCCTTGCCCTAATTTCTCACTTATAGACACTAATCATTGTAATGATGTGACTCAAAGTTCTGTTATTTCCACGGGTTTTACCCGATTCAGTACTGTTACGACTAATCCTAATTATGGGTTATTTGCTTCTACTGGGCTCACTGCTCTTGCCGGTGTTCTGGAATCCTATCGTGTCGTTTCCTGGGGTATAAAGATTTCCAATCTTCAACCTGAGTTAAGCGCGACTGGACGAATTATGATTGCAATGTTACCTATTGGTGATACTGTTCCTACTTGGACGGATTTATCTAATCCTGCACTACTGACAACTGGTCTTATACCAATTGTTGGTGTCCCTATGGGTGTTCTAGATTCTGCATCGCTTTTACAATTACCGACTGCTTTAGAGTTTACTGTTGGAGATCTTCTCCATGGTGACCTCGAAATTGCTGGTATGTATACCAATGCTTCTTTCTGGAACTTTAGGGTACCTCTTGCATCGTCGACTTTACTTACTGGTTATACAACTGGTGATGAGTCTTCGGTCAATATTGGTGGTGCTGTGACTAGTATGGGTTTTAAAGACTCGACTAGAATGATTGGGGGGGTTGGTATTGCCATCTATTATGAAGGTATTCCTCTCTCTACAAGTGCATTCCAAGTTGAATCTATTTACCATCTAGAAGGTACTCCGGCCATTACTCTGAATTCTGCTATCGCTCCTGTTCCGTCCAACGTGTGTAAACCATTTGCTGGTTCCTCACAGGACGTTGAACGCGGAATGACTGCAGTTAATTCAGTAGAAAAGGTTATTAAGTATATAGATCGGGGTGCGAACTTTCTCAATAAAAACAAGAAGATCCTCGGATCCATTGCTTCCGCAGCTCGCGGGGCAATGTCTTGATTTAACTTGAGCTTGGTTTTCACCGCCTTTCTATTCTTCCTCTTTCTCTGCTTCTTATTTATTTTGTTTGTCTTTTTATGACTTCCTATCCTTGTTTAGCATTCAGCTATGCAGGAAAAGCTCCGCCGATGACTTTATATAGTGCCCAATATGTACAATGGTTCTGTGCGTTTTACTACGCCGTTCCACTGTCCCATATCGCTCCATAAAAGTTGTCACCCACGTATCGTGAACCTCACCCTATCGATTATCTCTCGCATGAGATATTCCCGCGTTACAGTTTAACTGTA